TTTCCCCCAGTGTCATCCCTAGCGCATCTGCTCTAGCTTTTGCAACTCTTAAGTTGATACCTGTAACAGCAAAACGACCTTGAGCTTCATCAAACACAGCTAAACTTCTTGCTGAATCAATGATTGAACTTTGTATGCCTTCCATATTATTGGTAACATCGTACATTGCTCTAATAGGGTCAGCTAGGTCACCAGCAGCGCCACCAATCATTTGTAGTTTAGCTGCCATATCAATAGCCCCTTCTGGTTCAAAAACTTTGTCAGCAACTACAAAAACTTTATCCATGTTTAGTTTTAGTGATTGTGCTTGTTGAACCATTTGAGTTAAACCTGCAACACCATTTTTAAATCCGTATTCATTTAGTTTACCTAAATTAGCCATTAATGTTTTTGTGGTTTCCCTAGCTGTTAAACCTTGTGCTAAAGATGCTTTACCAGCGTTTAATATAATTTTAGTTGCGTCTTGTAACCCATAACCAATATTTCTAAAATTCTCAGCATTTTCAAATATAGATTTTGCGCTATCCGTTAATGTACTACTAATCTTAAGTGCATTTGCAACTGTTTCTGCTGTATATAGTTTTGTTTGTCCGGAATTTTTACTTAATGCCGCTGAGGCATCTCTTGCCTCTTGCATTGAAACACCAAATTTAGTTGCTTCTTCTGCCGCTGTTAACATTTCCTCTTTCATAACACCAGCAAAATCACCCATAATTCCACCAGCTTCTGAAATTGATGTTAGCATTTTTGCTTCGTTATCATAAGCATCTGCAAGTAATCCAGCAGCATTTGATGCTAGTGAACTAATTACTCCTTTAACAAGATCCACGGGTTTTACCGCATTTGTGGCAACTGTTTTAAGTAGTGCAGAAATTTCTGAGGATTGCAAATCTCTCTGAACATTCAATTGGTCTTTAAATATACTTTCAGCGCCACTAACAATAATATTACCTAATCCACCTATTGCAGTACCAGCCAAACTCGATATTCTACCAACAACACTGCCAACAGCACCAGATGTTGCTGCTAGAACACCAGCGCCACCGGCGGCAGCACCAGTTGCAGCGGAAGATGCTGTAAGCGTTCTGATTTTGTTTTGAAGAGTCGATATACCATCGTTAATGTCTTGCTTTAGTGCATTGTTTGAACTATAGTTAGTTGTATTGGATTGCATAAAAGAAAGCAAATCCGTATTACCACGTCTACCATTACTACTAAATAATTCGTCAATTGCGCTGTTAAATCCCATAACCTATAAATATTAGATTAACCATTTTGCAAGTCAAATAAATAACTAACGAAATTTCTTCTTTCGTGTACTGGAATCATTAATACATCTTGATACGTAAAACCGTTTTTCAACAAGAATAATATTTCATCCATTTGATATTTCTTATAATCCGTAGAAAGGACGAAAAAACTCCACCCCAAAGTCAATAACAACTGTGACTTTTTCTCCTGACGGGGCGGCTATATCAATAAACAAATCTAATCCTGGTTTATTATCTGAAACGAATTTCTTAAAGTCCTGAGAATCCTTAATTGGCATCGTTTGAATGAATTGGTAAAGTGCCATTGGGTCTTTATTCCCATCAATGGATTTAATCATCATTTCTAGTCGTTTGGTTATTACATTAGAAACTTCTTTACCAGTTGTTTTATTCCTTATTGTTAGTAATTCATTTTCTTGTGATTGTGTTAAGAATTTGAATGAAATATCTTTTTTAGAGATTGGTAAATGATATGAATATTCATCATTTTCGTTTGCTTTTAAAGTAAAATCTTTTGTTTTTAAACTAGATAAATCAATATCCTGTTCAAAATTTTCACTTGTTTTAGGGTCAACCGCTTTTACCTTATAAATTGTACCAAATGCGGTATTTCGCAAGAAAATTAAGATTGCTTGTCTATCCTCTTCTAAAAGTTCATTTACGTCTAAATCTCTATCAAGAATTTTTCTTCTTAATAATTCGTCAATAACGGCTTCGCCATTGATTAAGTTGGGGGACATCAATACATTCTCATCAGCAGCGGTTAAATAACCCACCCTGACGGATTTTTTCTTATTTGTGTATGATAGTCCTTGCGAAGGTAATTGCACAACGTCGTATGCAATTGAGGGGTCTATGTTAAAATTTTCCATAATACTAGTTTACACTATAAGTACATTAAAGTAAAGTTTAAAAAAAAATTCGTTAAATCCTGCATTTCACGTGGAACACTGGACTTAACGAATTGAATATCAATATATTGTGTAGAATACTAGTAAATAAGTACGCATCTATCCATTCTTAAAGAACAGTCGATACTTGCCAATTCATCTTGAGAATATGCTAAATCACCGAAGTTTAAGTTGGTAAGGAAACAACCCTCTAATAACCACTTTTCAACAACAACACCTGTTGGGTCTAACATTTCCAAGTACACATCTTTTTTGTATCCTGCGGCATAACCCATACGACCTGTAACCGATTCTGCATGTAAGCGGAACCACTCCATAAGTGCTTGTGCTGCTGAAGGACCAATCGGGTCTTTAAACTGAACTTTAATTTCTTCCCAGTCAAATCTACCAGCAACGTAAGTTGAGGTGTTTAAGAAAGGTATTTCAACAGATTTAATTTTAGCTGATGGGCGAGATGTTGAAGTCACGTACCACTCATTTATACCTAATGTAGATGGAAATCTTAGGATAAATCTATTTTTTCTTTTTGGTTCGTAGGGAACCGGCATTTTCATTAATAAATCCGCCATTTTTTGTTATATTTGTTTTTAGTTTATTTGCTTTATTATAAATATATCACTAATTAAAATAAATTTATTTTTGGGTTTTCTTGGTTTTGTCGATTTTTTTCCGTAGCTTTTTGCAAACACTTATATAAAACATTAAAAAAATATCAAACAAATCTTAAAAAATAGAGAAAAAAATATAAAATTTTTAAAAAACATCATCTCTTTTCACTATCAAAAATTAAAATGGGGGATATTATGTCTACCCCCCATTTGTGTTTTATTTTAATTAATATTATATATTTTCAAAAGAAGCACCTGTTGGTGTTATTATGAATTCTACATCGATAAATTCTAATGATCTAGTTGGTTTAATGTAAATCTTACCTCTTAGTGTGTTAGCATCAATGTCTTCTGGGTCGTTAGAAACCGCTACGCGGAAATCATACAAACCTCTTTCTTTCTTAATAGAATCTAATATTGGGTTAACCAAACTTAAGAATTCTTGTCTTACTTGATCATCATTTTGTTCGAACAATAATCTAACTGCTACTGCTGAAATCAACTTTCTAGCTCTTAATAACAATCTTCTTACGTTAATTCTATCTAATGCCGATTCTCTTACTTGTAAGGTTTTGTTACCCCAAATAATTGTACCTGTATCAGAGAATGTCGCAATTGGGTTAATTCTGTTTTTGTATAATTCATCTCTATCATCTAATGTTAATTTTTTAGCTGCTTTAATTGAGTTAACTAAACCTCTTGAATAACCTGCAACTGCAAACCAAGGATATGATACATTATCGGTTAATGCAATGTTTTTAACAACTTCTCCTGTTGGTGGTAAGTAAAGTTGAGTTGCGTTGTCAGTATCTCTTACTTGAATCCAAGGCCAGTAAGTTGCTGAATAGTTTGTGTCTAAACTAACACTATCTAAATCATCAACAACTTCCGCTGTTGTTGTGTGGTTTGGTGCATTAATAATGTATAATGAATCCGCTCTATCATTCTCAACCATATCAATAGCTTGAGTTACAAGAGAACTGTGGTTTAACCAATTGATACCTGGAGTTGCAAATAAATTAATATCTACTGCTTCTGGATTAGAGAATGAATTAATACCTTCTAAATAAGCGTAATAATCTGAGTTACCAACTGTTGAACTGAATACACCACCACTTGTTGAGTGATTGGTTGAATATGTGTTTTTACCAAAAATATATCCGTCTGTGTTTGTTCTAACATTTCTGTAGATATCCCAACCATCAAATCCGCCAAATACTGGTAATGTGAATTTACAATAAGATATACCTGTTAATGGGTTATCCACACCTGTTTGACCTTCAAAGTCATATGCAGTTGTTTCATATACTGTATTTCCATTAGCGTCAGTTATTGTTGAGGCATTTGTTGATAAGTGAAAACCAAATGTTACCTCATTAGCACCAACACCCTTAAATTTGAACATGTCTTTGTCATATCCAATATGTGATTGCGATGATAAACCTAATGTTACTTTTTTAACTTTATCTCCATTAGATATTTCCGCACTACCATCTGTGTTATAATAAATTGTTTCACCTGCTGTATTGTATTTTGTTTTAAATGTTAAACCTCCGATAGAATCTTTGGTTGTACATCCTTTGAAACCCGCTGGAATTGCGTCTGCTGGCGCGTTATCAGCCAATACTAACATAACGTATTTACTTCTGATTTCATATTCACCATCAGATGTACCAATTTTTTTAGCAACGAAACCTGGAAGATCCGGATTCATTGAACATCTTGAGAACTTCTCTAGAACCACTTGGTTTTCGTCTGAATCATAAAAATCACGAACTAAAACATCAAATTCACCAGTTTCAACATTAATATTTTGAATAGTAATTTTAACTTCATTATTAGAAGCGTTACCATCTGATATTGTTAAGAAACTAAATAAATCAAATACGTTACCACCTCTTACTTCAGAAACAACTAAATTTGAACCCGCCATATCCCATTGTTGTACAAAATCTTCATCTTCTGCGTTTACATATTCAGTAGTATTTAAACCTCTGATTTGACCTTGTTGGAAAAGATTTTTAATTAAATTTGGATAAACTTCGTGAACATATATTGGGTTAACCGTTTTTTCTTTATCAAAAACATCAACACCTAAAACTTTTGTAATATATTTTGTTGAAGCAGTGTCAAAACTACAATCAAATGTTCTAACATCAGCATCGACGTCTGTAACAGTTAATGTGAATTCTGATAAAGGATCTAATGCAATATCTGATCCAGTAATTTGAACCGATGTTGTACCAGTAACTCTATGTGTTAATACTTCCGAAATGTATGAACCTCTAGACCTTAACAAACAAACAACTTTTCCGTCATTTGCTAAAGTTGCGCTATATTCATATCTTGTAACATCAAATGATGTTGTTCCGTGATTATAAACGAATAGGTATGAATAAACCTTGTTTGTAAAGTTTGAGTATGTGTTATACCAGTTTTTGGTTGCACTAATACCTATTGGTGATGAAACAGTGGTTCCAGTTAAAGAACTTGTTGCAGCAGTTGGTACAGTTCCAATTGTAAACCAGTTACCAGTATTCCCACTAGTGTTTCCACTATATCGGTCTAAGATAAATCCTGGTACTGAGTCGCCATCAGATGCTGTTTTTCCTGAAAGTTCAGCATAAAATGTTGAACCAGTAATACCACTTGCGGTAACCACTGTTGTTCCAGTTGTTGTTCCTGTTGTTACAAGGTCTCCAACAACCATACCACCCAATGTTTTAATACCATAGGTTCTGTTTGGTTTATAACCAGTTAAACCCAATACTCGGGTTACAAATAACTGATTTGATTCTTGTAAATATGATTTTGCTACATAAGGTAACTCGTATTTTGGGTTATCACTTCCGTCTTTTGCGGGTGAAGTGCCACCAAAATATGTTTTGAATTCGTCGAAATTAGACACCAAGATTGGTTCGAAAGCTGGACCTTTTAAAGTTTCACCTACTAAACCCAATGTTGTTACCCCTACACTTTGCGCTACGAATGTTAAATCTTTCTCTGAAGTGTAGACCCCCGGAGAAACGAAAACTCTGTTTGAATTTGCCATTGATAAATGTTTGGTTAAGTTATTTTATTCTTATCAAATAAATATCTTTGTTTTTAGCAAAGATTTCCAAGATTTTGACTACTTAGATAGTATTTTATCCTTTTTTATCGTTATTTATCTTTAGATATGAAAACAACAACCAAAAACGTCAAAATAAGTGATAAACATCACGAAATGGTTAAAACCCACTGTGATAAACACGGATTAAAAATTTATAAACTTTTAGAAAAATTAATAGAAGAAACCTGTAAACCTAAAAAAAGGGACATTTACGGGGAATCTTAGTGTAGATATGTCACACCAATTTTTGAATTAATCACAGGGGAATAATTGAGAGTTATTTCATTTGATGAACTAATATCAAATCCGCCACCCTCTTCTTCCAAAAGACCGTTAATATCTAAACTAACAATGCTGTCAATATTATTCAATAATTCGAAAACAAGGGTTGAACCATCGTAAGTGTAATATTCTGTGGAAACTTGAATTGGTTTACCGTAGCTATCTATGAATACACTATTTTTACCTTTATAATATGTTATTGCAATTAAACTATTTTCAAACGGAGCATCTACAAATGTTATTTTAGATGTTCCGGCGATATGGAAATAATCTACATCTCTTTCTTGTAAAAGACCGTTTATTGAAACATTAAATAGAATACCAATACTCTCACCAACGCTAAATTGTTTTTGCAAACCATCCCCTGGGAAAGTTACAACGGTCAATTCTATTGTTTTATTAATATATTTCTTTTGATAATTAGATCCTGCAATGAATTCATTTAATAGAAACATTCTACTAATGGCCGGCTTAACCTCAAATTCTTCAGAGTCAATTAATAAACCTAACAAAGTAAATTGATAATTTTGCGAGTAAAATCTACGATTATCAATTTGTTCAATCGGAGAGTTATCCTCAACCTTATCTAGTAAAATAGGTATGTAATGACCTTTTACCGTTGTATACGCTTGTCTAGATGCAAATTTTTGCATTACAATTTTATTGAATCTGTTTAGTTCACGTATTTTGTTACAAATAATGGTAACCTCATATGTAATGTCCACTGCGACCGGCTGTGGTATCTTATAAACGTCTGCACCCATTTGTGTGCCGTTCCAAGTAGCAACTGTTGCGTAATGGAAAGGTAATCTTTCTGGGATTGTTCTTTGTATTGATGGATTTGTTCCCGGTTGTACATCAGGTCTTCTTATGATACCCATAAATGGTATTTTCATATTACCGTCATCGTCGGAAAACTCCCAAGTATTCATTACCTGAGCCCATCTTTGTATCGTTAAAATTTTTGGAATAATTGGAATAGGTTTACCGTCACTAATAACTTTAAAATTAGTGTTAACAAAATCTAACATACCCATATCTAAATCGTCATGTAGAATAGAGTCAGGTAAATACGTATCCGACTTTGTTATTTTATCTAACAATTCCTGTCTTCTACCGGTCAATTCTTTACCTTTGTAGATTTGTATGTCGTTTTTTCTTTTTGGTATTCCCATTTTATACTCCTCTAAATTCTTGTTCCTGTGCTGGCGCGCAAGTTATTGTGCGATAATACGGCTTATAACCAAACAAGTTATGTTTGTTATCAGATGTTACCTTACCATCGTTTGTCACAGTATAGTAACGCATTTTATTTTCGGTTTCTGGATAACCAATATAATCACCGTACTTAATTTCAACCCCTAATTCACTTAGATGCTTAATATAAACTGAGAATGTTAAATTACCCGGTTCATTATATCGCATCATACCAGCTTTGTATGAATTATTTTTAGACGCTTCTACTTGAACCAAGGCGTTAACTTCGATTGGTGGGAAATATTTGATTTCATCAAGACCTACCTCACCATAAACCCCATCGGTATCTGTTTTTTGTCTATCAACTCTAAAAAGGACCAATTTCATGTTAAGATCACCGTGCAAATATTCTTGACCTATTTGTATCTGTAAATCAAAATCCTCGTTTGAGAAAAATTTACTTAATCTAGTTATTGGTAGTTTATTATCCATACAATATAAATAGTTTATAATGTATTTGTTTTTCCGTATATTTCTATATAAAGATTATGTTACCAGAAATTGAAGCTCGAGAAATACTAGCAATATATGAAGGGTCAAATAACCAAATCCTTGATTGGAAGAAAAAGTTACTTGACACCAAGAACTATAAATTAACAAGAACACAAGCTGATTATATTATAAAATATCAAAATGTGGTTCCTAAAGTGGCTAGAAAATATGTGAATATTGTTCAAACTTTTGGTGAGAAACTAATGGAAGATAAACTATTGGTTAAGCCCCCAGAAAAAATTTGGATTGAAAAGTTATTGTGTGAATCAGATAAGGCGTACCACATATGGGGTAAAGTTTTAGACGCCGAGAAACTACAAGCGTTATGGGTACCTAAGGTGGTAATAATGGCTGAAGAAAAAAAGTTAAACAGAGTAATTGATTATGAAAAATATTCTGTTAGACCTCCGATGAATCATCAAAAAGAAGCGATTGAAAAACTATTAGTTAACGACCGCTTTATCTTGGCTGATGATATGGGTCTAGGTAAAACAACATCTGCCGTAATTGCATCAATTGAAAGCGGGGTTAAAAAAATATTAATTGTTTGTCCAGCATCTCTTAAAATTAACTGGGAAAGAGAAATTAAAAATTATACCGACCGTAGAATTTTATTGATTGAAGGAAAGAAATGGGGGTCCACATTTGATTACTATATAATCAACTATGATATTCTTAAAAATTTCCACACGACGGATAACACAGAAGATAGTGAGGCGTATAAATTAATAATGAATGAGAAGTTTGAGTTGGCAATTGTTGATGAGGCGCATTACATTTCAAACTCAACGGCGCAAAGAACTAAATTACTTAATGATATTCTAGATAAGATACCTAAGGTTTGGTTATTGACTGGAACACCAATGACTTCTAGACCTATTAACTATTTCAACTTATTGAAAATCGCAAATTCACCTTTAACATTAAACTGGCAAAGTTATGTTAGACGTTATTGTAAAGGATTTCAATTTAATGTTGGAATGAAAAAAATATGGAACACTAGTGGTGCTAGTAACTTGGACGAATTGCGCGATAGAACTAAAAATCTAATACTGCGTAGAATGAAAACCGATATATTAGATTTACCAGAAAAAATAATTACACCAATTTTTGTCGAACTAAAAAACACATTTTATGATGACGAACTTGAGGAGTTTATGAGAATTTCAAAAGAAAGTAAAAAGAATGAAAGTGTTTCTGTAACTATTAATCGTTTAATGAAAATTAGACAATTGATTTCAATCGAGAAGATTCCGTATACTTGTGAGTTAATTGATAAATTTATTGAACAAGGTAAAAAAGTTATTGTTTTTACAAATTTTACCGCAACACTAGATACTTTATATGAAAAATACCGCAAAAATGCTGTGATATTGGATGGTAGAATGTCAAAAGAAAAAAGACAGAATAGTGTTGATAGATTTCAAAATGAAGATAAGGTAAAAATATTTATTTCTAACATTATTGCTGGTGGCGTTGGTATTACTCTTACTGCCGCGGAAGGGGTTATTATGAATGACTTATCATTTGTGCCAGCCCACCATTCACAAGCCGAGGATAGAGCATACCGTTATGGTCAAAAAAACTCGGTGTTGGTTTATTACCCAGTTTTTGAGAATACAATTGAAATGAACATCTATAACATCTTACAAAAAAAGAAAAATGTTATTGATCAGGTTATGGGTGATGGTGAATACAGTGATACCTTCGCTTCTGAACTACTTAAAGGACTGTTTTAATTGTTCTAAGTTTTCTTCTAAAACTTTAACAAATTCTTTATCATCGTAATCCCCTATGGTTACGGTCACTAAATTATTTTCAGCATCGAAATGGTATTTGTTTTCTTTTAAATCCGAATTGATTAATCGGAAATCGATGTTTTTCTGCCCACAATAACTAAATGCATTAAAAAGATATTCTGATATGCTCATATTTTTACTTATTTATCCAATAATAAGGTATTTATAGAAATAAAACAAGTATGAGCACAGTTATTAGCGCCCCCGAAAAAGAAAAACTTTATACTCAGATTTTGCACCTTTTAGGTATGCCTGTTAGAGGTATTGAGTTAACGGAAGAACAAATGGATACGTTCCTAGAATTATCAATTAACGACTATGAGCAACTAGTCCACGACTGGTTAATTGAATCTCAATGGTCATCATTGGTTGGTTTAGACGTTGATACACAGTCACTTACTAGGGCGTTCACTACTAGGGATATGAATTTTGAAACACAATATTCTCATGCTTATTCTAAAATCGTTGGTTTACAGGCCGGTGGTAAAGACATACTTAAAAAGGACTATTTTGATATTCAAGAAAACGTTCAGGTTTACGAAATCCCCGCTGGTAGAGAAATAAATGAGTTATTATGGTTTACCAGACCAGAATTGAGTGATTCAATTGTTGATCCGTTTTTAGGTGGTTTTGGTGGACTAGGTGGCGTTGGTTTTGGTGGTATTGGTGGATTTGCTCAGGTAGGTGCTCAGGGCTCTTATTTTATGCTACCAGCATATGACTTGTTACTTAGAATGCAAGACAGAAATATTAAAAACCGTTTAATTGGCGGTGATTTAACATATAGAATTACAGCAGGTCCTGAAGGTAAAAAATTCATTCACCTTTACAACGTTCCAGGCGGTAGATTCGATTTCAATAAATTAGCATCCACGAATTATAAGGTTTGGTATTGGTACTATGACCTTAACGACCCAGATACTTGTATAGATGACAACAAAAGTATTGTAAAATTACCTTCAGATGTTATGGTTGAACAATTAGCTTGGGATGAACTAAATAAACCCGCACAAAACTGGGTTAGAAAGTATACGACCGCTTATTCTAAAGAAGCGTTGGGTAGAATTTATGGTAAATTTTCTGGTGCATTAAAGGTGCCAGATAGCGAAGTAACACTTGATTATCAATCACTTTTAACAGAAGGAAAGGACGAAAAATTAAAATTAAACGAGGAATTAATGCAAAGATTGGAAAGATTGCGCCCAGACAAAATGATGGAAAGAAAGGGTAACGAGGCAGAAAATCTTAACAAAGCATTAAAATATAGGGCAATGCCGGCACCTATTAACGTAATCTAATTTTTTATTTAAGGAACAATTATGTATATTTGAAGTTCAAGACAAATCATATCATTCGATATGAGTATAATGTGTCACTTTTAATATATAAAAATGCCAGAGGTAATATCACAAGAAGTAATCGAAAGTTTCTTAAACGGTTCGGACCCAGAAGAATATATTGTTGGGTTAGAATACGATTACAAAACAAACACAATTTTTAAAATCATTCAGCACCCTGAAAAGGGTAAAATGATTCTTTCAGACACACTCACACCATTTCTTTGGGTGGGTGATTTAAGTGGTTTCAACTTTTATCAAGGTAATAAATCATTACAAAAAGCAAAAATGCGTCAGCATGGGATTATAATTGAAAAATTAGATTCACATGGTAACGAAAGGTTACAAGATGGTTTGAACTATTTGGTTAAAAGTTTAAAAACGTATACCAACTTAATGGCGTTTTTTCGTGAAGGTGGAATTAATCCTTGGGATGAACAATACAAATCATCTTTTACAATATTAACACCAGTTGAACAATTCTTAATTCAAAAAAAGAAAAGATTGTTCAAGGGTATTGAAGATTATAATGATGTTCATCGACTTGTATTTGACATTGAGACAACAGGTTTAGAACCTGAAAAATGTAAAATAATTCTTATTGGAATTAAAGATAATCGAGGATACACTAAAACATTAGATGCGTTTGGTGATGACGGTGAAAAGAAATCTATTGAGGATTTTTTCAGAATAATTGGCGAAATTAAACCGACAATTATTGGAGGTTATAACTCAGCATCTTTTGACTTTCCATTTATATTAAAACGTGCGGAAATATTAGGAATTAATATTGAAGAGCACACAAAAATTTTCAATAAAAAGCAAGGAATAAAAATCAAAGAGGGGATGTTGAAGTTGGCTAATGAGATTGAACCTTATAACCAATTTATGTTGTGGGGTTTTAGTGTTATTGATATCGCTCACGGAGTCAGAAGGGCACAAGCTATAAATTCTGAAATCAAATCTTGGAGTTTGAAATATATCACCACGTATTTGGAGAAAGAAAAAGAGAATCGTGTTTATGTTGACGGTGCATTTATTTCTAAAATTTATTTAGAAAACGAATCATATTATGTTAACCCAAAAACTGGCGGATTTAAAAAAATTGGTGACAAAGGTACGGATGGTCTTTTAGAAAAATATCCAGGTAAATTTGAAATATGGACTGGTCGAAGAGTGGTTGAACAATATCTTGACGATGACTTGTATGAAACTATGGTTGTTGATGACTCATTTAGCCAAGCATCTTTTTTACTTTCCAAGGTTGTTCCTACGACATATGAAAGAATTTCTACAATGGGTACTGCAACATTATGGAAAATTATAATGTTGGCTTGGTCATATGAAAACAATTTATCAATCCCCGCGCGCGATAGTAAAAGAGCTATTACTGGTGGATTGTCTCGATTGTTAAACGTTGGGTACTCTAAGAATATTGTTAAGTTTGACTATGCATCACTATATCCATCAATTCAATTGGTTTATGATGTATTCCCCGAATGTGATGTTATGGGGGTACAAAAATCAATGTTAAAATATTTTAGAAATATTCGTATAAAATATAAAAGATTAGCCGGCGAATTAAAAAATACAAATCCAATCGAATCGGAAATGTATGATCGTAAACAATTGCCGATTAAAATTTTTATTAATGCATATTTTGGTTCATTATCTGCGCCCCAAGTTTTCCCCTGGGGTGATATGAATATGGGTGAAACAATTACTTGTACTGGGCGTCAATGCCTTCGTATGATGATTATGTTTTTTGAAAAGAAAGGATACAAACCACTAGTAATGGATACCGATGGTGTTAACTTTGAGACACCTGTAGATATTGATGAACATACATATATTGGACGCGGTCTAAATGAGATGGTTGATTTAGATAATGAATACAAAGGTATTGAAGCGGATACTGCTGAGTTCAATGATATTTTTATGAGAGGTGAAATGAGTTTAGATATTGATTATATTGCACCTGCATGTATTAATATTTCTAGAAAGAATTATATCATTAAACTTATCAAGAAAGGTAAAGAAAAAATAAAACTTACTGGGAATACCATTAAATCAAAAAAATTACAAACATATGTTGTTGAATTTTTAGATACTGGTTTGGTTTACTTACTAAATGGTGATGGACATAGTTTTTTAGAATATTATTATGAAACACTTGAATTGTTGTTTGATAATAAAATACCTTTAGCTAAGATTGCAAATAAATCTCGTGTAAAACAAAGTGTTGAGGATTATAGAAAACATATTAAAAAGATAACAAAATCTGGTGGTTCCATGGCTAGACAAGCGCATATGGAATTAATTTTAAAAGAAAATTATCCTGCTGGTTTGGGTGAAACAATATTTTACATAAACAATGGTGTAAAAAAATCAGATGGTGATGTTCAAAAAATAACAAAAGCAACAAAAAAACAACAAGAGGATTATGAATTTGCTTTTGGTAAACCGATGCCAACTGATTACATTCAAATTAATTGCTATAGAATTAGTGAAAAAGATTTAATGGATAATCCTAATATGACTGGTGATTATAATGTTGCTAGATACATTAATAACTTTAACAAAAGGATTGAACCATTGTTAGTGGTGTTTAAACCTGAGATTCGTGACTCGATTTTAATTGAAGACCCTAAGGATCGCCAATATTTTACAAAACTACAATGTGAATTAACATCTGGATTTCCATTAAAAACTGGCGGACAAGATAGTTACGATGAAGTAATGACACTATCAGATAGCGAAGTTTTATTTTGGAATAAAATAAATAGAGACCCTTTCTTTATGTATGTTGAGGACAGCTTACAACTAGTGGACCAAAACTGGGTTGAACACAATAGAAAAGTTGTATCATTTCAAGCAGAAAGTGTTAAGAATAATGATGATGAGGAGATAATTGAAACAAATGGGCATGATTATGCTTATCACACCACAAACATTTAAATAATGTTAATGTATAGTTTTTCTCTAATTGGTAAAATTAATTTGTTTGTCGGGCTTGAGTTTGTATCTAAAAATTGAACTGATATAATAGCTTCATACTTACCAATAATATCTGTTTGTTGAGTTGTAAATCTATATGTTATATAGTACTCATCGGTTGTTTGGTTATATTTTTTGTCTCTAGTTGTTAAATAACAATTTGCGTTTAAAATAACTGGATTACCGGTTTTAACATCATACATTTCAAATGTTATGTCAGAATTCTCCAATAGATCATTAAAGGACGACTTGTCGTTTTTACCGTCATCAATCAATCTCATTTTAAGGATTGGGTCTGTTGCCCCTTGTCTGATAAAAAATTCCATTACTTAATTGTTAAAATAAATTCGTTACCTGATTTAAATGGTGCGTTATCTTCATTTTTTAATTCATTTGACTTACAGTAAAATTCTTCTTTTACTATTTCAAATGGAAATCCCATTTCATTTTTAATAACACCTTTAATGTGTTCAACCGTTAATGGTTCATTAGTGTTAAAGGTTTTTTGAAACCTTTTAATTTTTTGTTTGTCTTTGATGACTTTAACATCAATATCTAATATTTTCATAATCTATTTTTTTTAATTTTTAGTCATTTTGATAAATCCAATCATTCGTAGATTCTTCACTACTATAATCTTGAGTTGTTACTGATGTTATAGTATTTTCACTAACTAAATAAACTTCAACCGTATCATCCCCATTATAGTTCATAACAACAAATCTATCTTCAACACCATATGTATTATCCCAACCATTAGTCCAAGTTGTTGTTTCACTGTTTAATAATGTTCCAGAAAAATTATACAATCTTATTTTAGTTACACCACCGTTAGTTTCATTATATACAAACATAAACTTGCTCTCACCAACTGAAATATCAAAACTATTATACTCAGGGAAACTAAACTCATTAGTTATTCCGGTTGATGTTAATACTCTAAAATCTAATTGGTCGGTGTTATATAAAACCATTGCACCATTGTACTTGTCTGTGCCTGAGAAATGGGAATCTGTGTAATTAAAATTATTATAATAATCTGTTGAGGTAAATCCTGTACTACCACTATATACATAATAACCAAGAATGCCCGCAGAAACCCCAATAATTGTAAGATAGGCGGTTTCACCAAAAGAATACATACTTGAACTATAAGGTGAGGTTAATTCATAGTTATCTAATGAATCAATTACAACACCTAATTCGTTAATTAATTTGTAAGTTACATTGTTATTACTATTAGTAAAAATCTGTACAGCCGTTCTATTACCCAATGAATTCCAGTTCAAATTAGTAACACCAGAAAAACTAACATTCATACTTTCTATACGAGTACTACCCGACATAATGGTTAACATAGATACAATACCATCACCATTTACACACGGTGTTCTGTAAATGTCACTTAATTGACCGTAAGAATTGATTGTTTTTGATACGTTGTCTGCGAATGTATATGTGCTAAACGATGTTTGATTATCAAACATATACATAATATCACAGTATGTAACTTCTGCACCAATATTATTCGAAGTTACAGAATCATATAAAGTTATTACAACACCACCATCATTTCCCTCACTATCTGGATATAAACCAGAATCTCCATCTATAATGCTTTGAGTATATCCTGTACCTCTAGCGTGTGATGTTTCAATTAAGTTTGATGTGTTACCATTATAACTTATTATTTTATATGGTGTTTCTACGTTATTAACATCCCATAGTAATATGGTATATTTGTTTGTTCCGTGAAATTGGTCATTATAACTGCTATATGTGGCACCAGTTAATGAAACCGTCTCTAAAATGGTTCCACTTGTGTTATATATTTCAAAATTTGTGAATGTACCTGAGGTACCTTGAGCTTCAGTTAAAACAGCAATAAAATCAGATGAATTTGTCATTTTATGTCTAATGTATGTTCCATCTGTCCAAGTTTTAAATAAAGTTGTTGTACCGTCAGTTGGATTAACTATGTGTGATGTACCTGGTCCATTGTATGTCCATCCACTTAAAG